TGCTAATGTAAATACTGCTCCGTCCAATTTTCTTGTTTCAAATTTGGGCGGTTCTGGTAATTATCTTCGTGGATATTTTTCATATCAATTTTAAAAAGTTCATTAGCCTGATTGGATTATCAGGTCGGACACAACTGAAAGGAAATTTAAATGTCTTTAACAAAGCAAGTGGTCATTGACCAAATTACCGTAGTTGAAAACGGCACAGTTCTGTATCGTGAAGCAACTCGAATTATGGAAGACGGCAAAGAACTAAGTAAAACCTACCATCGTTCAAGCCTCACACCCGCACAAGACCTAACTGGAGTTCCCGCTAATGTCGTTGCAATCTGCAATGCGGCTTGGACACCTGAAATTATTACGGCTTATCAAGCCCAAATAGCGGCACAACAAACACAAGGGGTATAAACATGACTGCTACAACAACTTGGGTAATTGAATGGATGCAATGCAAACCAACTGAAGGAACACTTACAGATGTAGTTGTTACCGCGGGATGGCGTTGCAATGGCACTCAAACAAGCGATTTAGGCGTTACACCCGTAACCTATAACGCAACCATTTATTCAACTTGCTCATTCCCATTACCTGATGGCACATTTACGCCATACGCTGATTTGACGCAAGAACAGGTGTTAGGTTGGTGCTATGCCAATGGCGTTGATAAAACCGCTACAGAAGCGGCTATACAAGCCAACATTGACAACCAAATTAACCCGCCAATTATTCAGCCGCCTTTGCCTTGGGCAAATCCTTTGGCATAATATTTATGGGTAAACCGCTAACCCTAATAGCGGCATCTTTTAGGAAACAAAAATGCAAGACATTACACTAACTTTGACTGCTGAAGAAACAAATGCAATTTTGCAAGTGTTAGGCGATTTGCCTACAAAAACGGGTGCTTGGAACTTGGTTGTAAAAATCAAAAAACAAGCCGATGACCAAATGAAAGCACCGGAAGATGTCGTCCAATGATGTTGAATCAAGATTAGATAGCCATGAAGCCATTTGCACATTGCGTTATGAAATGCTTTGTGCAAGGCTTAAACGGCTAGAAGGCATATTGATTAAGGCTTGCGGGGCTATGCTTGTCGGCATGGCGGGTGTCGTGTATTCATCACTTGCGCATTTGAGATGAGATGCGTTGGTTGCTCCTGTTATTGCTGTTGGCACTGGTGCGAGCCGTAGCCAAAAATGGCTGTCACGTGCGTGAGTTTTATGGCATAGGTTATACGATACACAATCCATCTGAACGACATCAACAGATGATTGCGTGGTTAAAAAATAATAAACAACAATGTGGTTCTGCGGATTATGTAATCATTTGGAATAATTTGGCAGAATGGGCGGGCACAGCGGATTCAGCGGAAACAAGGGCGTTAATTATCCACGGGTATCAAGAGGCACTGAAGCGTGAAAAAAAATGATTACGTTAGACAAATGGTATCCGTACATTATTGAGCGACAAGGCGTGCAGACAATTGCGTTTAATGCGGCTGTAAAAAAAGTACAAGAAGAATACGCGCTTGCTGTTGAGGCAAATAAAAAAGAACGTGTGTCAAATGATTTTGTTGTTGATTTATATAATAAAAACGCACGACAAAATACGATTGAACTTGAAATGTTTGAAAACCGCAGACGTTTCCAAATCTTTGTATGACATGGCCTAAAATATATTATGCAAAACACCAAAGACAAATTGGTTTACACAGTGACAATTTGCGTAACCCTGACCCTGTGTTTCTCCGTGTTAAGCATGGTGGTCGCCTTTATGTTGGGGCTATGGGCAAAAGAGGTGGACAATGCGGAAATTTTCAAAATGATTTCACCAGCGTTCAGCACCCTAATTGGCGGGATGATTGGGTTCCTGAGTGGTATCAAACTGAACCAAGACGATTCTGAGAAACCAAAGGAGAACAAAGATGATGGGATTAGATGCACTCTTGCAAGTGGGCGGGAAACTAATAGACAAACTGATACCTGACCCCGAGGCTAAAGCCAAAGCGCAGTTTGAACTGCAAAAAATGGTACAAGACGGTGAGTTGGCTCGCATGGCTAACGAAACCAAACTGTTTGAAGTTGAGCAAGAAAACGTCACCAGACGCGTTGAAGCGGATATGGCTAGTGACAGTTGGCTGTCCAAAAATATACGCCCTATGACGCTTATATTCCTATTGGTTGCCTATTCCGGCTTTGCTACCGCCTCAATTTTTGATTTTGAAACCCGTGGCGCATACGTTGAGTTGCTTGGGCAATGGGGTATGTTGGTTATGTCGTTTTACTTTGGAGGCAGAACAATGGAAAAAATTGCAGACAGGGTTAAAAAATGACACCACATTTTACGCTTGCGGAATTAACGCACACCGACCACCGCGAACTGGAGAACATTCCAAATGAAACCGAACTGGCAAACATTCAAAGATTGGCTGAATTCCTTGAAAACCTCAAGACCCTACTTGGCGGTAAGCCAATTATGGTTAACAGTGCTTTCCGCAGTAAAGCGGTTAACGACGCGGTAGGCAGTAAAGACACGTCACAGCATCGCATAGGTTGTGCGGCTGATTTGCGCGTGCCTAGCATGACCCCTGACGCGGTGGTGCGTGCCATTATTGCATCCGATTTGCCGTATGACCAAGTGATTCGGGAATTTGACCGATGGACACACGTCAGTATTCCAAATGAACCCGCCCGCGCACCGCGTAAACAAGCGTTAATCATTGACAAACAAGGAACTAGATTGTTTGTTGCTTAATTCAAGCAATTTGTGTTCGCTAATGCCGTAGTGTTTTTCAAAGCCTTTGTGCCCAAGCCCATGGACACCCGTGTTACCGCGATGATGTTCTGTGCATAAACCAATGACAGGGGCATTGTCACGTTTACCGCCAAATCTGCGGATGTGATGGATTTCACACGGCGTTTGTCCAAGGTCAAGGTATCTGCATAATATGCACCCGAGTGATGCGACTTGCTCATAGTGTTTCTTTGTAATATTTTTCATCAAATGACTTTAAAGCAGATTGTGGAACCGAATAAAACTCACCACGACCGACACTTGTTAGATTTTCAGGTCGCAAAAACTTGTCTCGCGCAATTACGCCGACAATCCGAACGTGAGATGCGCGAATTTCAGTTAAAACAAAAAAGTCGCATGGCTTTTCGACAGACCAAATCACAGCGTTAAGATTCCCGCCCGCAGTGTATGTACTTTTTACATCTATGGTTCTGCCATCAGATAGCGTTAAGTCTGCACCAAATTTTCTAAAATCACAATTCAAATCAAAATTTAGGTTTAAAACTTTAGCCACTGCATACTCAGTAATTACCCCATCAACGGACATTTGCAAAGCGTTTTGCGTAGGGTCTTGTTTACGCTCAGTGCCTTGTTTACTTGTAATTTCATGTCGTTTACGACCAATGAACCAGCAAATCTCTAGTTCAGTAACAGTAGGGTAAAAATTTAAATACCGCTTATTGTGGTCGTTCATTTTTTCTTTTCCTTAACCCACACGCAGTCAAAACAAACCTTCATCATCCAACGCACAAACCAATTAGGTTCATCCCCTTTTCTTGGGATGTACTTCATCCCGTAATTTGTTTCAGGTTTATTGCCAAACATATAGCAAGCCCAATCAGAAAATTCAGGCACATAAAATTTATATTCACCCTCTGCTCTGTAAAATTTACTTCTGTCTTTGTCATCAAAGTGAATTGTTTCGACAGTTGGTTGTTCAGTCATGCTTGTCAAAACCTTTCTCAATGTGTTTTTGCGCAGACACATCAGACCAGTACATCAAGCCGATGCAAACAATCCATAGCAAAAGACAAATAATTTCAGTCATGCTTGTCCCCTTGTTCGGATGGCATCGGCAGATTCTTTAACGACTCTCCAGACAAACCCTTGTGGGTCAACATCTTTTGCCGCTTCTGATGCTTCATATAAATAATTTGCACACGCCTCACGCTCATGCTGTGCTACTAGCTTGGCAAAGCGTTCAAGTTCGCTTGAGCAAAGGTCAAGGTTTACAAATTCAGCCTGTCTAGCCATCTCAATGATTTCATCTTGTGTCATACAGACCTCGCAGGGCAATCTCTACCTTGATTGCAAGTGTTTAAACAGGGTGGACACCTTTTCATATCCCTCACAAAGGTAGCAAAACTCTGTGCAGTGTCACCAAATGGCATCTTGTCGAACTCCTTGGCAACCTCCTCAAGCACTTCATTTCGGTCTGGTCTATCAATGAAATCATGGTCATTGAGCCATGTTCTGATGATTCCCATTTATCTTACCCTCCTCAAAGGTTCTTGATATTTCTTAAGCAATGCGGTAGCGTATGACATTGCATTTACTTTTAAATTGTTGAAAATTCACCATGATTAGCAAACTCTCCATGAATAACTACTG